CAGCGGCGATGTCACGGCCATCTACAGTACCTGTGACTGTGATGTTGCCGGTAAATGCGGGGTTTTCTGTGTTTGACTTGGAATTTACTGCCGTTTGAATGTTGTCAAACTCTGTTCCAAATTCAGCGCCTCGGATGATTTTTCCTGAGTCGCCTGATGGCAATGAGTCTTTAGCGGCAAAATCCGTTGTCTTTGTGTAATTGGTCATGGCTAAGCTTCCTCTTGCCTAATCTAAATCCAGAAAAAGAAAAGGGGCCATTGCTGGCCCCGAAGGTTTTTTAGGCAGGAACTGCCATGATGAAACCAGCTTCTGGACGGTATGCCTGGACTCCGTAGAGACAGTCAGCAGTGTACAGCGTTGAGAGGTACTCTTGCTTGTACTGAGTCTGCGAACGTACAGACAGTTGCTCTGCAAGAACTACAGCGTCCTTGTGGAACAACAGAGCCGCGCGCTTGCCTGATGCGATAGTTGCACAGTTGTTAGAGACATATACGTCTACACCATACAAGTTACCGATAAGACCAGACTGAACTACTTGGCCACCAACGAAGTCAGTAGACACGTAACGCTCAATGCCCATGATTGAATTGCGAGTTGAAGGAGGAATAACAAGACAACGACCTTCCATAGGTATGTTGTTGTCATCCATCTTCTGGATCATGTCACGCAAAAACCCATCAGAAAACGCAGTATTGGCTGGAAGAGCCTGTCCTGTGAAAGCAGTGGTAGTGCCGTTGTTGTTAAAGAAGGCCGCACTGTTCTGATAGCTAGTAGCTACTGGAGAAAGAGTCATCGTTCCATCACCGAAGCCTGTGGCTACAGCGTGAAGGTCAGTATCAATCTTAGTAGCAAGAGCATAACCAGCGTCTTCAGTATAGAACTGACGGAGGCTGTTAAGTGCTTGTACTTCTACGATGTCTTCGATAAGACGTGAGTACTCGAAGTGACGGTTAACGTCAATTGCAAGCTCGCTCTCAGTGTTGGCAATAATGTTAACAGCCGCATTCTCAGCCTTTACACTTGCGTCAGCACGTGTGGGCTTAGGAATGTGGAGCTTGTCGCCTTTCTTGCCTGTCATTGACAGCTTCTTTACGAGAGGAACCATCTTGAGGTTCTTCTGGTATGCCGCAATGATTTCATCACTCCAGATTTCTGGGATGAAAGTTGCCGCTTCGGTTTTTCCGGTAATGCCTGTGGCGCCGGGATATGGGACAGTAGCCATGTTAATCTCCTAGATCATTTGACTCGACCCTCTGCGTACGCTTGAAAAATCTCATTTGACAAAGACTGATAACGCTCGGGGTCCGTTTTCATAAGTTTAATAATGTCGGTCCTGCGATATGTTTTCTTACGTTCCCCTTCGCCACTGCCTCGCGCATTGCCTGTTCTTGCCGCTTTGAGTTGCTGTTTCCGCACCTGCTTTTCAACATTGGCGGTTTGCTGGGCTACTGTCTTTCTCTCCTTCCAGAGTGAAAACAGCTCATCAGCCGCGTCAGCGTTATACTCTTGGTCAGCTTGTACAAACAACTGAGTCCTAATCTTAGATGCTTTGATCCACTCTGCGAACTTAGTATCGGCAAGTATTGTCTGCATGTCTGGGTGTTTATTCCCTAGAGTAGCTAACGCCGCTTGCTTCTTGTAATCCTCAGTGTATCTCTCTGCCTCTCTAATTTTAGGGTGGTTATCAATTGCGCGATTAACAGCTCCTTGAGGGTCTGTAAAATAATCAATATCGCTCTCTGGCTCAACATTGTTCTGCTGAGGTGCTTGCGGTTGTGGCTGAGAAGTTATGTACTCATCCACTACCTTGCGAAGCTCGCCAACTTCATTAGAGTGCCGACTCATCACCTGTTCTACTTCTTGGTGCATCTGAACAACTTCTTTCAGAGACTTACCTCGGTACTTCTCTGGAATATCGCTGTCAGTGTCTTGCTCTACTGGGTCTTGAGATTGTTCAGCTTGAAGCATTTCTTCTTGCTGGGTCTCTTCGGCTTCGGTTACAACATCGTCCACATTCCCCTCTTCTTCGAGGTGTGGATCAATCATTGTTGCTCTAGACATATTAAACTCCGTGAACTAGGTCATTATGGAGATTTACGTTTCCCATTAGCTTCTTCGTGTTCTCGTACCCACTTCATGTGACGACCAGGAAAGTCCCCACTAGATCCGTCAAGTACGCACTTAGGCGCTGATGGCATTTTAGTAGCTTCGGAGCCGCAACCGCACCTGCTGGTTGTAACTCCTCTGCCTACCATTCTTTCAAATACATGACCGTTTTCACAACGGAAATCATATATCTTATACATCTTCTGGTTCTTGATTTTCCGATTCGGCTTGGTCTCGCGCCAATGTAATCGTTGACTCTAAATTGATTACTGTCGCAAATGCAGACACTTGCCCTTTACGGAAAAACAAATCCTCCTCATCCTTAACTGTCTGGATATCCGCTAACTGCTTAGCGTTATTTGACAGCTCTTCTATGAGTTGCTTGAAACCATCATGGTTAAACAGCTCATTGTAATTAGTAAAGTACTCCTCGAGTTCAGGGGTCATTCCTTTCTCCTTTGTTGATACTGTGCCTTTTAGCACGGTTTTAAAAAAATGTCAGGCATTTCTCGTAGTTTTTCTACGCTTGCCAGAAGCCGTTACAGCATGAGCTACACGCTTTGGCCCTGTTTTTCGTCTAGCCGATGATGCTTTTTCGGCTTTAGTCATTTTTGCCGCGACTGCTTTTGGCCTGCAAGAAGGGTAAGGTCGGTCGCTATTGGTGGCTGATTTACGACCGCAAGGCTTGCCAGTCTTAACGTCAACCCACTCTTCTTTGAACCACTTAGTCAATCCATCCGAAGGCTTTTTTTTCTTTGGCCGACGAGCGCCACCTGTAGAGATCCGCCTAGACATAAGTGCCACCTCTACGTTGATACTCTTTAGTAAGCCAGCCAGAAGCATAAGCACTAGGCCAAACTTTATATTTCTTTTTAGCCTCTGCTTTAACGCGAGCATACAGCGCTTTGTTTTTAGGCACTGGATCAGATTTTTTCTTAGGGCGACTTGCGCCACCCGTCGAACGATTACGAGGCATGATTACCTACCTCTTTAATAGCCGTATGGCTTTTTAACTTTCTTTTTCTTTTTGCCAGGCATAACACTCTCCTTACTTTTTGTGGACTTTTTGAACTGCGAAATCTGCTGACTTAGACGCGCCTTTATGAGGCTTATACCCTTCGGATGGATCTTTCATCAACTTGTACTCTTTACCTTTCTTCATCCAGTGATGACCGTCAGGGGCTTTAACTTTCATAGCTTTTTACCATTTAACCTTGTTGGCCCAATATGCGGCAGAACACTTACCTTTGGCAATGTTTTTTGCATGTCGAGCCTTGAAGGACTTTCTCTTTGCCTTCATTTTTTCCGACTCTCCTGCCTTTGGCTTTCCTGCTGTACTAGCCCCTTGCTCACCGAACCGAATAGTTTTTACTTTGCCATCATCGCACCTAACAACAACAACATGAGATTTGGTCGGATGATTAGGAGTTTTCTTTGGCTTGCTGAACCCGCTTACTCCCGCTCGCTCTACGCTTGGGTGCTTCTTTGCCATTAGACAATTCCTCTACCTTGATTTCCAGCTCCGTTATTCGCTGGAATGTTCCTTGGAACTCCTGGTTGACTCGTTGGAGCAGGGCTCTCAGTTCGTGGTCCGTTAGCATTCTTCTTGCCTTCTATCTGCTTTTCCTTGAGTAGAGTATCGGCAACCTTCATGCGTCGCTCAAACTCTTTGTCGTCCTGATCGCCTTCACGCAAGTTTCTAGTAACTGCATTGATCTTGTCAATCTCCAGCTCTTGCGGAACAACTGCCGCTTCAGCCGCAAGCTTCTGTGCTCTAGCTGAAGACTCTTGAGCTTGTGCAGATAGAGCCGCAGTTTGTGATTGCTGGAACTGCATCTGCAACTGTTGCGCTTGCTGTTGCATCTGCTGGGCTTGCGGATTTGGTTGCATTGATTGGTTCATTGCCGCGAGCAACTCTTCGCGATTAGACAGATTCATATTGTCTACAATCGACTGGATAAGTGTTGCGTACATTGGAGAGTCTTGCCCCATAGTCTGGAGCAACTGGACTAGCTGAGTAACCTCGTACTCTCTTGCGATAATACCCAGAGTGCTACTAGCATTAAATTTATAATCAGCAACGGGGTAATTTTCGGGGTCAAACTGCATATACCTATAGGCGGCTTTCTTAACGAATGGTATCAGGAAAGATTGCTGGAAGTTAATTAGTGTGCGTTTATGGCGCTTAATGACTGCGCCGAGTGACATGCTAATACCGGCGGCAGTGGACTCTCCGTTAACCTGACCAGCAATGCCTGCAGAATCTACTGCGCCAGTTGCCTGCTGAACCATCTGCTGTAGTGCGCCCGCCTGTGCAAAGGTGATTTGATTAACCTGACCGAAGTTAAAGGGCTGAAGAACCTCTCTAGGATCTCCGTTAGTCAGAATCATCTTGCCGGGTCGGACTTCTGGTTTTGCGCCCCTTGGAAGTCGAGTAGCATCAATCGCCATCATCGGATGGATGGTTAGACTCAGCGCGTCAATCCGTGCGCGAAGTTCGGTGTCTAGCGCTTTCTGGCTGTTATATCCTTTTTCACATACACCACGACCCCAGAATCGACCAGGCACTACGTCCCATGGGAATGCAACTATAGGCCGGTCATTCATCATGTAAGGGTTGGCTTCTGCTTTCAGCAGGATTCCGCCGTTAGCAATAACGATTACAGCCTCGATGTATTTGCCGTCCTCGTCTTCATCCAAATCATTATCGTCATCCATTGCAGAGTTAAGTAACTCACGCGGAACAAGACCATAGTATTTAGTAAGCCTAACTTTGTCGTCGCTGTAGATCGCGATGTCTTGGTCAGGCTCTAGGTCTGTATCAGGTGCGGCATTACCGACATAAGTATCGCGGTAAACACCCTGCTCTTGTAATAGCTCTACGTGATGACGGCTGACGAATTCATCAATGCAAACGCCTAAAGCGTCGTCTACGTCTGTAGCCACTGGGTCAATTAGGAAGTTTTGTGGAAGAACAGGACGTAGTTTTACTTTCACTCTATCAGTTATGCTGACGCCAACAGCCTGAAGATCCCCGTCCATAATTGGCTGGGTCGCAGGAGCCATCTCCTTCATTTCTTCAATGACTATCTCGCCAATGCCTGTACCGAATACAGCCGCATTGATTAGGCATTCTGCAACTGACTTGCGAACCATGCAGTTCTCAAAGTCTTCTGTAAGCTTGTTTCTTAGAAAGAGGACGTCTTCTTTGGAGTTGTCGCCCATGTTGTCAGATACATCAAACCACTTGCCTCTGCCGAATGTCGCTTCCTCCAACTCTGCTACGTTAGATTCGACAGCCTGCTGTAGAGCGGGAGAGATAATACGACTACGCTCAGACTTGCGCTCACTATCAGAGGGGTCCCAAATACCGCGCCATAGCCGATAATACTCTTCAAAACGGTCTTCGTAGTTTGACTCGTAGTGGTCACGCCAATCCTCGCACTTATTCATAACCCAGTCTTCAACAGACTCTTGAATCATAAGTGGATCTTGCTCGTATAGTTCAGTCATTTCAGTATCCCGCTACCACGTCTAATATCTCATGGTCTTCAATTTCGTATTCGTAGTCGTAAGCCACCTTAGCAAGTTGGTCAATATAAGCTAAAGCGTCCACCAAGTCATCGTGTGTCAAAGGATCGGGGAATTGGAACAGTTGGTCAAGGAATCTTATATTCCACTCAGCCTTCTTTAGCGTAACGTAGCCGTTTTCAAATCTACCTTGAAGCGCCCACATTACTCGATCGGTCTTCTTTTTGTTGCCGTGAGTTAGCTCTTCTATCCGGAAGAACGTACCGAATTTTTTTTGCAGGTCAATAAGAGGGGACATTACAGCTTGTTTTGCGATCCCCCTTTCAATGCCTACACTGACGGGCTTGTAGTCTCTTACGACCTGAAAGATCTTCATGGCTGTTTCGTTTAGATCCCATCTACCGTGAATGATGTTTTCCACAAACCAGCCGTGTTCGTTGACCTTTACAACAGTAATCGCCGTCTCATCGAGTTTAGTGTTTTTCGTGCGCTTTTTGTTAACTTCTTCAAATCCCGCCAGATCAATCGCCACGTAGTAATCACCCTGATCCGGGCCTTCTTCCTCGACCTGTATCCAATCCTCCTTAAACATTTCAGAACCACGAGCTTCAAACGACGCCATAAATTCCTGACGAAACGCATAAGACGACATAGAGCGTT